AAGATGAAGTAGACTTTGATTGGGAACGTGCTGCACAGATGACAGCTTTAGGCTTTGGATTAGGTGCACCACTAGGTGCTGCTTCTGGTTATTTTAGTAGTAAGGCAATATCAAAGACAGTTATAGGTGTTGATGATATGGCTAAGAAAGCTGCTGCTGAACGATTAAAGAAAGCACAAGAGTCCTTAGTAAAAAAAGAAAGTAAAGAAGGTATACCAGAAGATGCACCTACTTTTGACCCTGTAGAGGGTGAGCATTTAATAAGTGAATTAGCAAAAGTTAAACATCCTGATCTACTAAAAGGATCTTTAAAAACAGATCTTCATAAGAGAATGAACTCTATCGCATTAGAAATAGTAGAACAGCAACAGCTATTAGGAAAACCGTTAGACATAGAACTTGGTAAAAAAGCTAGTGAGGTTGTTCGTAATATATTATTGACTACCCGAATAGGTAGAGATACATTTGGAAAACAAACAGGGCAGGTAATGATAGACAGTGATGTGCTTGAAAGAGCAGTTGCTAAGGCAGGATTAACAGAACAACAGTTTATAAATATAGCGGGTAAAAGTTTATCTGATTCAGGTGCTGACCTAGCTGCTTATAGTCAGTTTGGTAAATGGCTTATAAAAAATAGAAAAGTAGATCCTGATTTAGATGCTAGATTAAAAGCATTAAACAGTACAAAAAATAAAAAAACTATAGGATACTTAGGTAAAGTATATGATGTCTACAGAAGGGCTGACAGAGAACGTAGAGCGGCTGGTGTTGTCGCACCCTCTACTACATGGGGAAACATTATAACGGCAGCGTTAACTGCACCAATACGGGCAGCTACTAATACAGTAGAGTCTGCACTCTATCATGCAGGAAGAGGACTTTATAATGCACACAAAGGTGAATTTGACGCTGGAGTTGGTGCAACAGGTTGGAAAGAATTTACTAGAGATTCTTTAGGATTACTGTACAGGTTAGCTCGTCCTATAGAGTCTGCTGAAATATCACAGCGAGTGTTGTCCATGAATAAATCTTTACTCTATCAAATAGAAAGAGCTATAGCCGATGCTAGTGGAGATCAAGCTGAAACTTTAAGTGCTGGTGTAAGATACTTAAACTCACTAAACATGATACAGGATGTGTATGTAAGAAGGGCTGTATTTTCTTATTCATTAGACAAACAACTAAGAAGACAGGGTATAAAATTAGATGATGTATTAGTAGGTAATAAGGGTGTTCCTGTTGCTATATTAAAGAATGCTGTAGATGACTCTATGAAAGCAACCTTTTCTTACATGCCTAAATTTGGAGAGAGTCAGTCGTTAGCTGGTATAGGTAACTCAGCAGGATATGGTGTAATTAAACTAGCAGAAGCTGTAGGTCCAGTGGTTCCTGTTCTCGGTACTGCTGACAATGCCTATCCTAGATTCTTTATAAATGCATTAGCTTTTAATTTAGCACACTCTCCTATAAGTGGAGTGGATGGTGTTACAAATTTATTTAGAGGTATGGCTAAAAAACATTCAGCAGATATTATAAAGGCACAGAAAAAATTAGATGATTTAACGACATCAAAGAAAGGAAAAACCCCAGACGGTAAGCAGGAAGAACTTGAAGCAACTTTATTACTCAATGACGCAAGAGATAAACTTTCTAAGTTTGCAGTAGGAAGCTCTTTATTGTGGGCTTCATATAAATATAGATTAGAAAATCAAGACATTCCACCTCACATGATACGAAATAATAGTGGTCGTTTATCTGACCTACGTAAGTTTGTACCTATAGTTCCTTATGCAGCTATGGGAGATGTGTTAGCTAAAATACAATTAGGAACTACTGATAAAATAAATATTAGAGATTTTATTACAGATTTTGCTGGAACTAGGCTTAGAAGTCCTATTAGCTTTGCTGCATTTGATGATCTATTAGAAGTTATACAAGCAGATGGATCAGAAGGAAAAACTTTAACAGGAGAACGTGTAGGGGAAATGGTAGGAGAATGGGCGGTACGTGTATTTAATTTACCACTTGCTCCAGCTAGATTTCTTAGTGATATGTGGGCGCAAATAGATCAGGATGAAGCTCTTGCAAGAAATAGAAAAGAATTAGAGGGTGTAGGAGGATTAGAAAGATTTGGAGAAACAGTCCAACAAGGTATCATGTACACATTACCATTATTTAAACAACTCTTGCCTGAAGCAGAAGACCCTACTAGAGAAGCAACTAGAATTAAACAGGCTCCCCTGTATCGTGCTTTGTTTGGTATAAGTACACAAGAAAGAACTAGTGCATTAGAGAAAGAACTACTACGACTAGGTATTAAAAGCTATGAACTTGTGCCCAGAATGAAAGATGAGAGAGCAAAATCACTTGTTAAAAGATATATGGGTATATTTATGGAGGGAGAATTTACTAATCATATTGAAACCGATTATTATAAATCTTTAAGTGATAACTTAAAAGAAGTTTCCTTTAATAACAAATTATTAAGCATGAGAAAGATAGCACGAGAATTTGCTGAACTACAAGGTTCGCTTATAAGAGAACTTCCTAATCGTAAACCTGACCCTTTTAATAGGGAACGGTATGTAAACTTACCTAAGAAGATACGCATGGGTATAGATCTGTTATTTTCTAAAAAATACGACGGTAAAACTGTGCTAGATGTACAAGCAGAAAATAGAAATAAAGATATATTTGCAGAGGCTTTGAAGTTTGAAGGAGTAGTAAGTGAATTATTTAAATCTTTATAATAAACTAACGCTTATCTCCGCTACCCTGCAATGTACCTTTCTTTAACCTAGCTTCTAGCTTATCCTTATTTTGTGCAGCAATCCTTCCAAGGGACATGTCCAGATCAGATGCCAGTGCTGCACAGTACCACAGTACGTCACCTATCTCTGACGCTAACTGTTCCTTCCAATCGTGAGGCATGGTATCTTCACCATCTCTAATAAGTTTCTTTACCTTATTAGCTACCTCACCTGCTTCCCCAACCAAACCTAAAGCTGGATATGTAATCTTATATTCATTTGGATATATGGCTGTAGTCTTTGCTATCTTTTGATAGTCATTGAAATCTAACATAGCATATCTCTCCTTTAACCATTTAACTGCCGACTTTTCTAAACTGTTCTTCATGTACTACCTTTCTTAACTGCTCAAAGTAGGCTTTGTTGTAGCCCCTCTCCCATTCCCTATATTGCATAGAGTTATTCCTATATGGATTAGTATTCCTTACACCCCTGTGAAAGGCATGGTAGCCTTTCTTAAACTGTATCTTTAAAGGTGCATCATTCTTGTTAAGTTTTCTTCTCATGCTACTCTCCTAGTTAGTTAAGTCCACTACCTCGCAAGCATCTGCTGTACAGGCTAGTTCTCTAGAACCTATAGTGCTGTCTTCTTTCTCGTAGTCTGACAATTTACTCCAATCAATGTTAATAGGCATACGTGCTACCATTTCCAAGCATGTCTCTTTGTCTACCTCTTGATAGGGTGGTTGATCGTATGAATGGTCAGAGTGTGGTAAGAAACTAATGCCTGAAACATCGTCAAAGTTTTCATATATCCAAGCACCTACATCCATCCATTCGTGTTCACGCACAGATATAGTTACAGATGGTTTATGTTCACACCAATAGTTCTGGTAGGTCAACCATATGTTTAACTGATCTATTGCGGTCATATCATCACGTACCATAGCACTCTTTGGTGTAACCATAGGAAAACTAAATACTGTAATTCCTGATGGACCAGTTGATGCTGGTTCATTTGGTACACCCATATCTTTCATAAACTGTGTCATAGGATCTTTATCATCTGCACGTACAGTTCTAATGTAGTACCTGCTGTGTCTTGTGTGTATGCCACTGGCACTATCAACTAACTGTGACACAGTGCCTGATGGTTTAACACAGGTGATAGCAGTGGATACATTGATACCTAACTTCTTTGCCATGTCTTCGTTTGTATCTACTGCTACCTTCTTTAATTCTGTTAGCACTGTCTCTAAACTCTTTTGGCTACCATTTAGCAGTGGGCAATCCATAATACCTGTAAGAGACACACCAAGTAGTCTCTCTTCTTCTGTATTATCTTTCCATATCTTACGTAGATATTTAAAGTTAGTAAGTGTAGACTGCATAGTGCCTAGTATAGTTGCATACTTAACTTTTCTTTTAAGGCTGTCCATTGTATCTGTTTCACGTGCAACAACCTCTGATAGATTACAAAACTGATATGGCCTTAGTATTATCTCAGAACATGGGTTGCATCCAAACGTGTGCTCAGTATCTCTCCTACCGCTTTTAGCTGCTTGTTTTACTGCTGACTGTCTGTTGAATATACCACGTTCACCTGACTTGCTATCATACAAAGACAACCACTCTCGCATAAATGTACCCATGAGAGGTTTACTATCGTATGCTACACTATTGTTAGCCATACTACGTTGTTCTTCATATTTAAACCACTCTCCTGACTTAGCATGTCTCATCTGATCATCTTCAATGTTAGACAGGCTGATAAGTGCACTACGTCTTACACCACCAGCAACTACCACCTGACCTACCTTACACATAATATCGTGGCATTCTATTGATGATAGCTTACGTCCAGTTGCATTACAGAATGTCTGAACACAAAAGTTAAACAAATTTAAAAGTGGTCCAGGTCCAGAGGCTCTACCACCGAATGTTTTTAATCTTGCTCCAGCAGGTCTTACCTCACTAACATCCCACATAGGTATTTGTCCTACGTATAAGGTAGCTATAAGTTCTCTTAGTGCTTTTGCCCAACCCTCACGTGAATCTTTTACTGCTATTACTGTGCTAGTGGGTTCTAATTTATTAGGTACGGTGGGTAAGGTATTTACGTATTCTTTCTCAACAGAGAAACCTACACCTGTGCCACACATAAGTATGTACATACACTCATCAAATGCTCTTGGTGTATCTACAGGTAGATAGGAACAGTTATAACTAGCTACGTGGCATTTATCTAATGGTGCACCAGCAGTCATCATAGCTCTCATACTAGGCATAACAGCTAGATCCTGTACTGCCCCTGCCACTTCTTGATGTAACTTATCTGGCATCGTATACCCATAGGTATTCTTAATGTAATTTTCCAGATAATTAAAATATCTTTCTACAGTTTCTAACCAACCCTCTCTTCTCTCTTCCCCTTCTTTCCACCTAGCATATCTAGATAATGCAATAAAGTTTTGGTAATCCGAACTTAAATAATTATTTGTATGCATAGCTACTTCTCCATAATAGTTTTTAAAGATACCACTTCTGCACCGTCAACGTCATGCAGATACTCCCTCAATGCATCATTTATTTCAGATGCTACATCTCCATCAGACGGTACAGGATACTCCTCTGTGTCGATGGATAAAGTTAGAAACGCTTTTACTTTCATTAAGTACTCGTATGCTCTATAAGTTTATCTAGATACCACTTAGCCTTATTAAGGTCTTCTGAAGCCTTACCTTTGTAATCAAACCTCCATAAGTATTTTATTATATTACCTTGTAAGTAGTACTTATAACCCTTATCTGTAGCAGCACGTATAGCATCAATACATTCTATACCACTTTGGTTATAATGAGGTGGACTATTAACCATATCAGGTAGGGTAATAGTTTCTTCTCCTAATGTTAATGTTTGCATTATGCTGATCCTTTCGTTTTAGTGTTAAAAGATAGATACACTACATTGCCCTGTCTGTCAACTATTTCTGGTTGTTTTTGTGGTGATTCAGTATCATTACCTAAGTCGTTATATGATCCATATACAAAGTCACTTATGTCGCCCCTCAACTTAGGGTTGTCCTCCATAAGCGGAACAGATGCACACACCATTTTAGTTAAGTGCATAAAGTTCACAAAGTCCTCTTCAGATAGATCATTGCTACCATCCCACATTATACTTATATCTACATCACCATTCCATACTTCTTCTATTATGTGTGGACGTAACCTGATTACAAAATCGTTAGGTTCAAAGTCGGGAGGTAAAGTCCTCTTCATATTATTCTCCTTTTAGTTCCAGTAAATGATATAAACTTGTCATGCTTATTCCTTCCTTTTTCTTTTAGCCATTCTTCAGGTACAATTCTACTGGCATACATAAGACCGTGCTTAAAACACCACTGACCATATGTACTCTTAGCACCCTTCCTTAGTTTGCGTTTACTATTCTCAAAGATAAACCGTATGTCTAATTCAGGATGCTGTCTCTTTATACAGAGATGCTTACGCCTATCCATTGCTGTAAACATACCCTTTGTCTCAATGATTATACCGTTGTTCAATATAAAATCAGGAGTATAGGTACGATAGGCAAGGTCTTCCCACTCAATCTTAATACTTTCATAGTCAAACTTCACCTTGATTGACTTCAAGTAATCAGCAAGTTTCTTTTCCAAACCTGATCTGTACCCATACTTCCTTGCATGAGCATACCTAGTATAGTTCATCACCTACTAGAAATGTCTCCAGCTACTTGTAAGAAATGCAGAACCATTAGTATAGCCTAACGTCTTTAATTCATCACGTATAGTAGCGTCAATATCTTTACGGGCTTCTAATGCGGCACGTAATGATGATGTACGTTTCTCTCTATACTCACGTTTCATATCGGCTAACTGTTTCTCGGCATCTTTAATAGCAGTTTCTAACTCTACTAGTTCATCGTCCATTCTTCTAACCCCTTTCTGTTTTCATTTTTACCAAAGGCATCATAGTGATGCTTACCGTCACGGAACTGCCCATTCTGTACAGCTTCTTTAACATCTGGATTTGCATCAAGATAACTCTCTTCAGGAAACTCTGTCATTATTCTCCTCCTTTTTAATATACACGTAAGAAACTATCTTAGGTTCCTTTGCACGTGACTTCACTGCTGGTAGTTCCTTTAAGTCAGGCCAACATGCATGTCTATAAGAACACCAGCTACATTCATGGCCTAGTATTTTATTACCTGTTAGCTTTCCATTAAACCTTTCTTCAATGGGTTCGTAACATCTCTTCAGTTCTTTTTTATTGACATCTTTTACTGTCTTAGTAATCTTGTACCTTTCTTTAACCATATCAAGACCGTCAGCAGGGACGTATTTAAAACTCCCATTAGCTTTGTTAATGACCCACCAACCACCAGCTTTCAACCCTGATGCTTCAGCATAACCAGCTAACTGTCCTATGTAACCGAATGAATCACCCTCTTCTAAGGAAGCAAATGATTTAAACTTATTACGATAAGACCAGTCTGATGCGGATTTAATATCGTCTACTGCACCATCAATGGCTATATCATACGTGCCTCTAATAGTGGTATTCTCTTCTGGTATTTCTAACTCAACATGGTCAGCATCTTTAAATGCCACTTTTGCTTCTGTTAGTAATCCTTTAAATATTGCTTCTACTATGTCTCCTAACATCATGTTCATAACAAAGTTACTTGGTAGGGGTGCCGCTTCTTTAGGTTTGTTCTTCTGAAACCATAATTGGCAAGATGGTCTGCCAATGTTTGACATCCTAAGTGCAAACTCTTTACGCTTAGTACCCCCACCAAACTGACGCTTTAGCGCATCCATAACGTCCTTACCTATTTTTTCAATAGTTTCATCGGACATAACAGCCTTACCGTTGGCTGCATCTGTCATGTATTGCGCTAATGTCAGTTCAGCAGGATGGTTCATACTAGAACGGTACCTCTTCATCAACCTCGTGGAATTGATCAAGAACTTTCTCGTCACTAACCGACAAAGACTCTGTTTTCTTACTCCATTGACCAACTATATACTCATTATAGTTATCCACCCAATCCATGAAGTTCTTAAAAGTAGTATGATCGTCTTGGGATATAGCTATAGTATTTTGAAAGTCAGCCTCTACTGTCGGCAGATAAAAGCTACTACCATTAGGTAAGGTTTGCTCATCAGTGCCTAAAGATATATCATGGGATATAGGTAACAGTTTCCTCTTAGTAAAACCATTGTACGTATCACCTAATAATTTAAAGGCACTACGGTTATCTATTTCCCATATAAAAGGAACACTAGTAAAACTTTCTACTAGCTTCTTATCTATGTCTTCACCTTTATCGTTTACTACTCCTTCCATATTTGCCAGACCAAACACTACACGTGTACGCTTGATCTCTTTGATTAAGGTTTGTTGTGACTGTGGTAGTGCTTTAAAATCTTTAATCCAACCTGTAGGTTTACCACAGTTGAAACCACCGTCATTGTCTTTGAGATCAACCCTTAAAGACTCACCCATTACAGTCTTAGCAAACCTGTTAGCGACTGAACCTGAACCTTTAATAAATCTCTTGTACATAAAGCGTTGCAAGAAAGTTCGTATCTTAATAGCTGGTGCATAATATATACCAGAAGGTATACTGTCACTACTATCAGGTACGTCTAGTTTGTAATAGCCTCCTGCTACTACTTCCATGTTGACCTTCTTACCTTTGACTTCAGCCTCTCCCATGATAGGGGAGTGACTAATGCGTAATCTAG